GCACAGAAGATGCCGGGCTCAACTACTACAACCCGGTCGCCACTTCGACGGCCGGCACGGGCGAAGTCAGCAACGTTGACAACCGCTTCCAGACGGTGACGGTCTCTTCCTCCGCCAACGTCGTTGCCGGCGATTGCTTCACGATCGCGAACGTGTTCGCTGTTCACCACATCACCAAAGTCAACACCGGGCAGCTCAAGACTTTCCGCGTTGTCTCGGTGCCGGCTGGCGGAACGACCCTCGTCATTACCCCGCCGATCATCTCCAACCAGGTCGCAAACGATGCTGCGGCCCAGTACCAGAACGTCGCTGTCACGGCCAAGTCCGCAACGGCCACGATCACCTGGCTCAACATCGACCCCACGCAGATCAACTGTTTCTGGCAGAAAGATGCGCTTGAAATCCTTCCGGGCCGCTATGCGGTTCCGAATGACGCCGGCGCGGCTGTGATGCGGGCGACGACCGATCAGGGCATCGAGCTGGTCATGACCAAACAGTACGACATCAAGACGATGAAAACTTTCTACCGTCTTGATACGCTGTTCGGCGTGGTGAACAAAAACCCCGAGATGTCGGGCGTTCTCTTGTTCAACCAGGTCACGTAATGAGATAGCCCGGTCCTTCGGGGCCGGGCTTATCCTTTTGGAGAATAAGAGATGCCCCAACAGCTCACTGTTTACCCGTACGGAGAGGATCTTGTAACGCTCGCCGCCAATGGCAGCCTTACGCTTTCCACAACCGGCGAGGGTTTTTACAAAGTCTATCGCCAGATCGGTTATCCCAACTACCCGAACACCTGGTCCCTGATCGCTCAGGGCGATGCTACTGCATCCGCCACTGTCGGTCCCTATTCCGGCGGTGCGGAACTCCGCATTGAAGCCGGGTCTGACCCTGTCTATTACTCAGCCGGCACCGGCATTGCAGCCTCGGGTGCTGCGGCTCCCATCGTGGCGCCGTTCTTCCCGCCGCAGGGCGTGGGAACGGTCGTTGAGTATTTCAACGACTTCCTGTCCGCGCAGGGTCTTTCGACGGACTGCACCGATACCATCGATTGGGATTTCACGATCCTTGAAGCTGGCGGCGGTGACGCTGCCTGCGCGCTGATCGATGGCGTTGGCGGTCAGGTGAAGTTCACGAATGACGGCAACGATAACGACCGCATCGTCGTCTCCAAGATCGGCGAAGCGTTCAAGTTCACGGCCGGAAAGAAACTCTGGTTCCGCTCGCGGTTCCTTGTTTCTGATGCTGACGATGTGGATGCGTTTGTCGGTCTTGTCATCAAGACGGCCACTGACCCGGCCGGCACGGCTCCGACAGATGGAACCTGGTTCCAGCTGACCGAAGGTTCGGCAACGCTGACCCTGAAAGTGTCGAAGAACAGCACGGCGACATCAACAAACGTTGGCACTGTCTCGGATGATACCTTCCTTGACGTGGCCTACTATTACGATGGCGTGTCGGGCATCGACATCTATCTGAACGGCACCTACGTCGCTACTTCCGTCACCACCAACCTGTGCGATGACGAAGAGCTGGCCGTGTTCATGGCGATCCAGAACGGCGCTGCCGGGAATGATTACCTGACGGTTGATTACATCTACGCCGCTCAGGAGCGGTAAGTTAGCGGGGCGGGTCACAAGCCCGCCCCAACACTTTTGGAGAAAGATATGCCACTGAAAAAGGGTTACTCGCAGAAGAGCATCAGCTCTAACATTTCGCGAGAAGTAAAGTCTGGGCGCCCGCAGAAGCAAGCCGTCGCCATCGCACTGAATACGGCTCGCGAAGCAGCCATGAAAGCCGGCAAGCCTGGCAAGGCGCCTGCAAGGAAGAAGTAATGGTCCGGGTTCCTACCATCGTTTACAGGAAGGGCGGGAAGGACAAACACTTCTCGAAGTGGGGGCCTTGGTCATCCAAGGGCGTCAATACGCTCGAGGAGTACAACCGGGCCCTTGCCGATGGCTGGCACCCGACGCAGGCCGAAGCTTTCGGGCTGGTGGAGAAACCCCAGCCGGCCCGCGTGCTGGCTGCGGTGGAAGAGGGCGAGACATTTGCCGATGAGGCCCCGCCAACCCGCGAGGAAATGATTGCAAAAGCGGGCGAATTGGGCATGTCAATAGACAAGCGCTGGTCAGATAAAACTCTGGCGGCCAAGATACTGGAGGCGATGCGGTGAGCTGGACGAAGCGGGAAGTCGTCACCAATGCCTTCGAGGAGCTGGGGCTCGCGAACTATGTGTTCGACCTGCAGCCTGAACAGCTTCAGGCCGGACTGAGGCGGCTTGATAACATGATGGCGACTTGGAACAGCCGGGGCCTGCGCCTTGGCTACCCGCTTCCCGACAGCCCCGGCGGATCGGATCTGGATCAGGACACCGGCGTCACAGACGAGGCGATCGAGGCGATGGTGTCTGGCCTGGCTGTCCGGCTGGCGCCGCTGTTCGGCAAGTCCGTCTCGCCGGATACCAAAGTCACAGCCCGCTCGGCCTACATGGCGCTTCTGAGCCGCCGCACGAACACGCTTGAGAAGCGCATTGACGTGAATGCAATACCCGCAGGGCAGGGCGGCAAGTACTGGCGCTTTAACTCTGACCCCTTCTTGGCGCAGGGCGATCGCGGCCTTACAACCGGCCCTGATGACATCATCAATCTGGAGAGCTGACCCGTGGCGGATATCAATCAACTCAGCGCAACTGATACGCTTAACGCAGGCGATCTGGTTCCGATCTGGAAGACCAATAACGGCGACACCCGGAAGGCGTCAATCAGCGTTCTGCAATCCTACATGCAGAACAATCTTAATTTCTCCAACGTGGAATTTGTCTCGCAGTACGCAAGCCCGGCAGCAACGGGCTTTACGGTTACGCTGACAAACAACAGCGACAATCGTTGGCTGATTTTGCTGCCAGTGGCGGCCTATGCGTCAGGAACCATCGTTTTGCCAGCACTGGCGAACCTTGCCGACAATCAGGAAATTATCATTACATCTACTCAATCCGTCACGTCACTGACGGTTAACGCAAACGGAGCAAATATTGTCGGAAGTCCGACATCAATAACTGCTGGCGGATCTTTCCGGCTTAAATTCAATTCCTTCACGTCGACCTGGTACAGAATTGACGAAATAACAGACAAGAATTTTATTGATAACATCGCGGCCCTGCGCCTGCTGAATACAACAACAATAGTAAATCAAGTTGTTCTGGCGCGTAACTACGTCGCCGGCGATGGCGGCGGTATCTTCCGCTACGACAGCACGGACACCACGACGGCAGACAATGGCGGGACGGTGATCGTTGATGCGGCGGGGAGACGGTGGAAGAGGCAGTATAGCGATGTGCTGAACATCAAGTGGTGGGATTACACAACCAGCGCAAATACAGCCCTTGGCAGCATGATGTCCTTAGCCGCCGCGTCTGTTGTTACGGTTGGATCAAGGTCTTTCGGACCGGTCATGTATATTCCATCCGGCATTTACACAGGCATAACAAAGCGGACGCTGTTTTCTGGCGCAATCATAAAAGGCGATGGGCCTGAATCAACCATTCTTCGTCTTGCCGACAACCGCAACGAAGACATGTTTTATGCGCAGAGCAAAAACGGCATTTTGATTGCTGATGTGTCTCTTGACGGAAGACGGTCAAGCGGAAATGACGCGCCGCCTGTAAACACGGGCAATGGTATTGCCCTGTGGGATTGCGATCGTTCAAGCGTAATCAATGTTTATAGCGGGTTTTGCGGCGGCAACGGCATCCTCGTTGCTGGCGGTGAGTTCATCAACATCGAAAATTGCAACGTTGAAGGGAACAGCGAAAACGGAATTTACACGACTACAACATCCCTCGGAACAAACGACGGTCCCGAGCAATTGTCCCTGTCAAACCTGAAAACGTGGGACAACGATACCGACGGCTGCTGCTTTGACCCCGGCTCACGCGCAGTAACTGCATCTGGAATTATTTCGTACTCAAATGGAGGAACCGGCGTTAACGTTTTTGGAAACCCAAGCGGGGATTTTCCGCGTCTTGTTTCGCTTTCCTCCATTGTCACTTACGACAACAGCCTTGAAGGATTGAGTATTCACGCTTCGGTTGACGTAACAGTCAGCTCGATGACCAACTCTGGAAATGGCGCCGCAAATACAGCCGGGCGGAATAACGGAGTAATCATCCAGAATGACTTCAATGGACAGGCCGTAACGAACAGAATTTCGATTTCAAACGCAACAATCTCAGGACCTTACGGCCACGGCATTTTCATTGACAAAATTCCTGGCGTAACCAATGGGCTCAAAAACATATCGATCTCTGACGTAATCATTGAAAACCCCGGATCGGTTGCGGGCTTTGCAGGCATTTATTCAGACGAGGTGGAAAACCTTTCTCTGTCCAACGTCAGCATAGTTGACAGCCGATCGCCCCAGTTGATGGACTACGCTATAGAAACAACCTCATCATCAACAAATGTGCTGATTACGGGAGGTAACATCAGCACAGGCACGGCCGGGACAATTACTGGAGCCGGAACGTGGACCGCTAACAGGTTGTCGGCTGGATCTACTGAGCTTCTATCGGATACCGAAAACAAAGGTCTGTTTATTGGTGGACCAAGGTCGCGGCCACGAGCCGCTATGAAATCCGACCTTGTAACATTGCAAACGCGCTGGATCGCTGCAACAGACGCGTGGTATGTTGGACTGCATTCAGTCAATCTTGATTATACAAGCGACTGGAACCTTGACGACACAACAAGGGTCGGTTGGGTCTGGGGTGGGGACAGTGATCAGGATGTTTGGCGCATACGGCGCGCGGCCGCCGGATCAAACCCAAGAACACTAAGCGAAGTTCTAGTTGTTGACGCATCCCAATCGGTAAGGGCCGGAACTAATAACACTCAGGATCTTGGAACCAGCGCTATACGGTGGAAGCACGGCTACATGGTCAATCTTACGCTTTCTCCCGGCAGCAGTTTGACGCCTGCAAACAATGGCGATCTGTCAATTGAAGCTACAAACAACACAACATTGACCTTCAAATACAAAGGATCAGATGGAACGGTGCGAAGCGGCACCGTTGCGCTGAGCTAAAAATGGAAAACGAAGAAAAGAAACCAACTGAGCTTTTTGCTTCGCCAGAAGTTCAAATAAAGATTTTGGCAAAAGCTGATTTGCAACGGACAGATTATGTTGTTTTCAAATGCATTGAAAAACAATTGGTTTTAAATTCATCCTGGCTCGCATGGCGCGAACAGCTTCGCGAAGTCACGCGCGGCAACGCCACTGAAATCCCGCCTGAGCCGCCGCGCTACGCATCCTCTCCGCAACCGCAAGACCCATCAACGCCACCTCCCGAAGTTCTCGCCGAAGCACAGCCAGACGAGAGCCTAGTCGAGCTGAAGGCGCGTTTGCTTGGAGAGTTCGCCAGCCTGCGGAACATGCTGATTGGGCATATACCCATGAACGAAGAACAGCTTCTGCGCCTGCAAGCGCTGGAGCATCCCAAATTTCAAACATGGTTGCAGGGGTAAGCAATGGAACTCGACCGCACATTTGGGCCTAAGTATGGCTCCGGGCAGACGCTGAGCGTCACCGCAACCAGCCAGGAAGTCACGTTTGGAAAGAACAACTGGGCGCTGACGCTGACGAACCTTGGCGCGGATGTCTGTTATGTCCGCACAGGTAATGGATCGCTTACCGCCACGGCTGCGGATTACCCGGTGCTGCCGCTAAGCCAGGTCAGCTTGTCGAAGAACTACGATGACGACAAGTTCGCAGCCGTCTGCGGCGCTGGTGATAGTACGTCCCTTCACATCATTCAGGGCGAGGGGATCTGATGCAGCTCGGGCGCTCACGTTTTCGCAGCCGGATGCGGGCCAGCTCCACCGGCATAACGCTTCAGCGCGAAATCCTGACGCGCTCGGGTGACTATATCCAGACCCGCGACGGGTCTCTTGTGATTTCGAGGACGCCGGGATGACTACGCAGAACATCTACTCGATGGTTGATACCTGGAATAACGCAGGTACGACCTTTACGGGCATCGGTTTAAACGTCACCGACACCGCCTCCGCCGCAGGCTCGCTGCTGTTGGATTTGCAGGTTGGCGGCACGTCGCAAGCCAAAATCAGCAAAGGCGGCGTTTTTACCACGCTGGGCCGCGCCAACATCAACACACTCACCATCGGCCTGGGCGGTCAGACGAGCGTGGCGAGCAACACGGCGGTGGGCTATCAGGCGCTGAATTCAGCGAGCTTGACGGGAACAGCATGTGTAGGTGTGGGCTATCAGGCGATGTTCAGTAACACGTCGGGCTCCGATAACGTGGCTGTTGGCAATGCAGCGCTTTACGGCAATACCACAGGCGGAAACAACAGCGCTTTAGGTAACGGAGCGCTTCAACTTAACACCACTGGCGGCTCAAATACCTCCATGGGGTTTGGCGCTCTATATTCAAACACCACAGCCAGCAACAACAGCGCTGTCGGTCGTAATGCTCTTTTGTATTACAACACCTCCAGCAACACCGCTGTTGGCTTTGAAGCCGCCAGAGGCTCTGCAACCGTCGCCAACAACACTGGCGCTAGCTTGACGGCTGTTGGTTATCAGGCGTTGTTTGTCAACACATCAGGCATTGAAAACGCGGCGGTTGGCTATGCAGCTTTGTATTCCAACACGACAGGTGACGCTAACTGCGGCATGGGGGCCTACGCCCTTTACGGTAACACCACAGGCACAAACAACACCGGATGCGGCAAACAGGCTGGAGACGCCATTACGACCGGCGCACGCAACACAATAGTTGGTGCCGAATCAGACCCCAGCGCGGCAGGCGGCAATGACCAGACTGTTGTAGGCCATGGCCTTACCGGCAAAGGCGATGACACTGCCTTTATCGGCGGAACGAACGGTGCTTATAACGAAAAGAACGTTACAACCTGGGAAACAACTTCCGACGCCCGCATCAAGAAAAACATCGCGGACTTTAACGATGGCCTTGCCGTTATTGAGGCTCTCAGGGTCCGCACGTTTGAGTATCGTACGCCAGAAGAAATCACCGAACTCCCGCAATCCGCAGCAATCGACCGCGCCGGCGTCCAGCTTGGCGTCATCGCTCAGGAGATCCAGCAGGTTCTGCCGGAATGCGTGACGCAAAACTCAACCGGCGTCCTGTCGGTCTCAACCGATCCGCTGGTCTGGCATCTTGTTGCCGCCGTCAAACAACTGTCGGCGGAAATTAAAGCCCTTAAAGGACAATAACCAATGCCTGATATTGTCATCGACCCGCCCACCACTGAACAGATCGCGCGCCATTACAGCGCCATGTTGGACAGCGTTGCCCTCATCAATGCGCTTGTTCCGACGCAGGACGCGGAGAAGCTGGACACGCTCGCCCGCAACGTTCTGCATCTTGAACAAACGCTTATGAATGACTGGTGGGACGGCTACGACCTTGCGCCGATAAAAGCGGCTATTGTTGCTGGGAAGCAGTAAGCATTGGTTCAAATTCCCATCCTTTCGGGTGCGTTTTCAGATAGCAACGCGGACTTCCGCGTCAGCTACCCCGTCAATATGGTTCCCGTGGCCCAGCCGCAGGGGATCAGCTCGGGTTACTTAAGGCCGGCGGATGGGATCGTGCAGAACGGCACCGGGCCGGGCCTCGATCGCGGCGGCATCGAGTGGAATAACATTCTTTACCGCGTGATGGGCACAAGCCTGGTGTCCATCAGCGCCACGGGCGTGGTGACGACGATTGGAACCATTCCCGGCAATGACCGCGTTATCATGGTCTACAGTTTTGACTATTTGGCGATCGCCGGGGACGGGAAGCTGTATCTGTATGATGGAACGACGCTCACGCAGGTAACCGACCCGGACCTCGGGACCGTTGTGGATGTGGTGTGGGTTGACGGGTATTTCATGACGACTGATGGCGAGTTTCTCGTCATCACCGAGCTGAACAACCCATTTGCGGTGGACCCGCTGAAATACGGGTCCAGTGAGATCGACCCCGACCCGGTGGTGGGGCTTATCAAGCTTCGGAACGAAGTCTATGCCGTCAACCGCCACACGATCGAAGTCTTTCAGAACGTAGGAACCACTGGCTTTCCCTTTGAGCGGATACAAGGAGCCCAGATCACAAGGGGGAGCGTAGGCGTCAACGCTAACTGCGCCTTTATTGACCAGATCGCCTTCATCGGCGGGGGCATGGGCGAGGGGATTGCGGTCTGGCTGGGGATCAATGGCAATTCGGTCAAGATCAGCACGCGAGAGATTGACATTCTCTTGGCTGACTACACCGAAGCGCAGCTGGCGCTGGCGTTCATGGAGACCCGCACCGACAGGGACCACCGCCAGCTTCTGATACACCTGCCGGACAAGACCCTTGTCTATGACGCTGTGACAACCGCAGCGCTCGGGCAGCCTGTCTGGTATGTCCTCAGCACAAGCCTGAGCGGCGTTGGCCAATACCGTTCCAGCAAACTGGTTTACGCCTATGGGCGCTGGAACACCTGCGACACGCAGACAGCCCGGATCGGCTATCTGGTTGACAACATCTCGACCCACTGGGGCGAGAAGGTCGGCTGGTCTTTCGCCACGCAGATCATTTACAATGAGGGGCGCGGGGTCATTGTCCATGACCTTGAGCTGGTCGCCCTGACGGGCCGGGTTGCGCTAGGCCAAGATCCGACCATTTCCACGCAATACAGCGACGATGGCGTGACCTACAGTCAGCGCAAGTTTATCCGGGCCGGCAAGATAGGTGACCGGGCCAAGCGTCTGCTATGGATGCAGCAGGGCGCTTTGCGGAACTGGCGTGTTCAGCGCTTTACGGGTGATAGTGACGCTTTTCTGAGCTTTGCCCGGCTGGAGGCGCGGCTCGAGCCGCTGGCCTGGTGATGGCAGATCCGAAGCCCTTAACGCGCAACCAGATCGCCGCCTTTGTCGGGGATGACCCCGAGGCGATACGGGCCATTGAACGACTGTTCCGGGTTGCGGGTGAGCTGACGCCTTCGGATATCGCATCGCTGAATGTGGCGATCGAAGCCAACAGTCTGGCGCTGGGCGCGGCTCAGGACCAGGCCGAGGTGCTGACCGCCATCGCCAGGGAGCTGGGCCAGCGGGTTGTGCAGGCTGATACCGCCACGGCTCTGGCGCAGGCGGCGCTTGCCAGCCTTTCAAAGCTCGGGGACGTGGTGGATCTGCTGGCGCTGGCGCCGCCGCGTGACCCGCCGAAGCGGCTGTCTTATGGGTCCTTTTATGACTTGAACACGCAAAATGCGGCCGTCATCAATACTGAATACACGGTCAGCTTTAGTAACACCGATCTTTCCTTCGGCGTCTACCTTGCAGGCTCGCCGGCCACGCAGATTACGGTTGACCAGGCTGGCGTATACAATTTTCAGCATTCCATTCAGGTTGACAAAACCACCGGCGGCAAGGGCCTATTCTATTTGTGGTATGCCAAGAACGGTACGGCGGTGGCCAACAGCGCCACGCGGCTGAGGCTGGAAGGCAATAATTCCGAAAATGTTGCTGCGTGGAATTTTGTCTTTGATCTCAAAGCGGGGGATTATATCCAGTACAAGTGGAGCGTGGATGATACGGGCGTGGAGATTAAGAGCTTCGCGACGGCCGCCCCGGCTCCTGCTACGCCTAGCGCAATCGTCACCGTCACTAACAATATCAAGGGTTAAGCCATGGCCGTGATTGCTAAAGTCCTCGTCCCGCCCAAGCAGCTTGAAAACAGCCAGACCAGCCAGTACACGGCCACGGCGGTCAAGGCGATCATCGACAAGGCGACGGTGACGAACACGGGCGCCAGTAACGCCACGTTCTCGGTCAACCTGGTTACGGTGAGCGGATCGGCTGGCAATTCGAATTTGGTCATCGACACCAAGACGGTTGTCCCCGACGAAACCTACCTCTGCCCCGAGCTGGTTGGTCAGGTTCTGGAGGCCGGCAGCTTCATTTCCACTATCGCGTCCGCTGCAACTACGTTAACCCTGCGAGTGTCGGGCCGGGAGATTTCCTGATGAAATACGAGGATTTCACTTTCGGCCTGATGGGCGGCATCCCGGAACCCGAGTTGACGCAGCGAGAACACGACCTTAACCGCCAGATGACGATTGAGGAGTGGTCCTACGGCCCTGAAGCGCCTAGCCTGGCGAAGGGCTCTAACAGACCCTTTTACGATCAGATGGCCCGTGCCTGGGGCATCGAATCAGACGAAGCCCGGCGGCGCATGTGCGCTAACTGCGAGTATTGGAAGAACTGCACCGCCACGCAGGCCATGCTCGAGGCGATTCGGGTGACGCCCTACGACGAAGCCGGCGGCCCGCGGGGATATTGCGAAGAGCATCAGTTCGCCTGCGGGGCGGCTCGGGTCTGCAAGAGCTGGGAAGAAGTTGAGATGGAAGAGGGGTATGACTGATGTGGCCTCTTCTTGCCCTTGTAGGGTCTAGCATCATTGGCGGGGCGATGGCCTCCAAAGCCCAGAAATCAGCCGCCAAGACCGCAGCCGCCGCCCAGACGCAATCCACCGAGCAGG